CATCTCAAACCAAGTGCCCTCATTGGCGAGGGTGGTTGACTCTCGATTGACGCCTGGGCGTAGTTGCAGTTTCTGAAGTGGCATGGTCGTCCTACGACAAAAAGAGGGCGCGTTCGTCTTTGCGGCGTTTATCCAGCCCTGCCAGCACTTTACCCCCGCCCTTGTTCCAAAGCAAGAAAGCGTCTGCTGCGCCTTCCCAATCGCCCCGGTTTGCTTTCATGCGGATGCTGCTGCGCTGGAGGTTGCCTAACCCGAAATTAAAGGAAATACTGACCAGAGCGTCAAAGCGGCCTTGACTGCCAACACTGCCGGGCACAAGTCGAAGAACACCACGTTCAAAACTTGCGACATCCGCGTCGAAGAGATCGTTAATTTCCTGCTTGGACCAGACACGGTTGTCCTCCGGTTTTAATGGGTACTCCCTGCGGATCATGGGGATGTCGGCCTGGGTCTTTCCTTCTGGCCGCATCATGGGCAGGCGAATCTGTTCTTGATACAGCACATGGCCATATCCAATTGTCCAGATGTGCGCCGGACACAGGTACGGGCGGTTTCTAAACCCCTCGTACTTATGCATCAAGTCAGCGCCGACCTTGCTCAGTTTCACTTCTTGCCCCAGGTCCGGGTACCAAACCAAAATCCAATAATCCCGCCCAACATGGCCATTTCGTCGGGACTAAAAATAATGTCCGAGTACCGCAGCACATCGTCCATACTCTTAATCATTCCAGGGTTTGTGTACAGGTAGTAACACAAAAACAAATTGATCAGCACCAACTCCAGCACGAAGATGTACGTCACGGTTGGGCGCACGGTGCCGACGTAGTTGGCAACCCACTGGCTGGCCCTGTCCAACACCTTTTCATCGTGCTTGAGCGCAGCTTCCGTCATCTGCGCCTCGGTCTGCATCATGACCTGATCGGTGCGGATTTCTTCAATCTTCTGCTGCGCGGCATACCCTTGAGCAGCCAGGGCCAACTCACGCTCATTTTGCATCCGGGCCAGGGCAAGCTCGTGCTTCTGGTCGGCTTTGTTCTGGAAGTACTCAAGCAATTTGGGCAGGCCGGAAATAAGCAGGCCGCCGAGGGTAGAAATAAGGGACAGCATTATCTTTTCTCCATTTTGGCTTCAATGATTGCAATCTTTTGGCGGTTGTACTGGATGTCGTCGCGGTTCTTTTGGATTTCCGCTGACAGGTCTTGACGCAGCCGCTCCCTGGCCAACTCGGCCCCGGTGTTGGTGGCCTGTTTGTTATCTGATGTAACCACCAAACTGATCTTGCTGTTCAAGATCGTGACCTCATGGCTCAGGTTTGCCAGCGCCGACATGAGATACACCACGCAGCTAAAAAGCAGCGGCAGGAGGGCAAACGCAATCTTTTCGATCAATGCACTCTTTGCGGTTTCTTCAGCCATTTTATTTCCCTTGCGCCGTGGCTTCCACGATAAACCAAACAGTTGCGCCGACAACGACAAACACCACCAACGCACCAATCAAAATAATGAACAACTCGTCCAACTCCTGCTGCCGTTTCTTCGCGGCTTCTTTCTTACGCCTCGCCGCATGGGCTGCGTCTGCTTCCATCCGCTGCGCCCGAGCCGCAATCCGCATCCAGACATCCATCTTGTTTGCCTGGAAAAATAGCATCTTGATCTGCTCCTCAAACTGCTTGGCCTGCTCAATGGCCATTTCCAGTTCAAGCGCCTTACCTAACGCGGACCCCTTAAAACCACCCTCTTGCGACTTTTGGACAACCTCGATGGCGTCGGCTTTGGCATCAAAATATTTGCCCAGCACCGGACCGAGCGAAGTAACATCATCAACCGTTGCGGCAACTTTTTTAACAAGCTCAACCGCTGACGATATCGCAGCAAGGGCGCTTATCGGATCGATCATGATGCACGTTGGGCCTGTGTTTTATGGGGGCTGCACACTGTTGATATTTTGCCAGTTCGGGTTCTGGCTGTCATCTATCCCGGCCCACCCAGGGTTCTGACTGCTGGTGATGTTGACCCAGTCGGCGTTCTGCCCGTTGACAATTGTCACCCAGCCCCCCACCCTGAAACTCTCGGCCAGGACGGCGTTCTCAACAACGGCCACATTAAACGCTGCCGCCACGGTGCGGATGTCGTTGCTGTTGAGGTTCTCAACCACGCTTTCCAAGAAACTGACAGTGAAAGCCTCAACCGACGCCACCCCAAAATTCTCAGTGACGGTGTCCACAAACACGTTAACGATTGTTGCGGCGTCCTCAATCGTCGCGCCCTCAGAGACAGCAGCGGCAAACTGCGCGGCAATGACCCGGATGTCGTTCATCGTCACAGCCTCAGACACAGACTGAGCAAACTGAGCGGTGATGGCGCGGATATCGTTGAGGGTGCTGGGTTCTGTAATGGTCTGCACAAATGCCGACTGCTGGGTGCTGGCGTCAGCCACCTCCAAAATGTCTTCCGTGCGGGTCTGGCCAAAGGCAAAGAAGACGTTCTGGGCGTCGGCAAGGTTTACGTTCTCAGATACCGATTGGGCAAACTGAGCCGAGATGGCGATGACATCTGCCGGATTGGAGTTCTCGCTGATGGATTGCAAGAACGTCGAGGCTTGGGTGCTGGCGTCAGCCGCTGTGAACGGTTCATTGATGGTGGCAATAAACAGCGCGTTGCCCGTGATCTCAATGTCGCTCTCGGTGATCGGCTCGGTGATGGATTGCAGGAAGGCGTAGGTCTGATTGCTGGCGTCGGCCAACACAATATCTTCCGACATCGAGACAACAAAAACCTGCCCTGCCAGTGAAGCAAAGGGTGTTTGAGCAAAACTGGCGATACCGAACATTTTTACGTTGGGTTTAGATTACGGTGCCGGTATAAGCGCGTATTCGCGTAGCAACTGACCGCGAAGCGTTGCAGCATCTGCCCTGAAAAACGGTTGCGGCAGAGCAGCCATATTCTCAGCAGTCACGACTTTCTTTGCGGCTTGTGCGACTTTGCCATTCTCATTTCCGGCTTTGACAAACAGAGCAGTCCATGAGAAATCAGGAACACCCGTTTGATCGAGCCGCCCCAGAGAACGCAGATGGCCACTTTGAACCAGGGCAGCAGCAGAACTAGTTGCGCCGCCAAATGCGTAGTCCAGAATGCCAGACGACAGGTCTGTGTACAGTTGGGTTATCTGCTTGTAGTTTATTTGCTGCGTGTTGGTGCCGATGGTCTTGTCCAAAATGTGCATGGACGCATTCGCCGACGGGTGTGCAGTACCGCCCTTGAGGCCGTTGTTGGCCTTGGAAAGAGCCACCAACCCCGCTACATCCTTGACCGGAGACTTCGCAGGCACCAAGATGTTCATCGGTGCATGGGTCAACCCAACAACCGGCACGAACTCGCTGATGGGGTCAAAGTCTTTTTGCGGCAGCGTTTTGGCCACAAAAGGAACGGCGAAGCTGCCGATCAGGATATGGTCCCCGCTGAGTTGGTTAAAGGTCCGAAACCCGACAACACCGTTCCCGCCTGGGGCGTTTGTCACGACTACGTCCACACCAAGCTCTTTGGCCAGCAGCGGCTGTAGAAACCTTGCCGCTTGATCCGACAGGGAGCCTGGGCCAGATGTGGTGACGATAGTCAGCGTCGACGCAAACACATTGGTCGAAATCAAAGCCAGCGCCAACAGAAACCGCTTCACAGTGCAGCCTCCATCGCGTCAAACTTTGCGTTGACTTCGGCCTCGGTTGCACCCACGCCGTTGACCCGGATGAAATCTCCGCCCTTGTCTTTTGCGTCCGTGCGAGGCAGCAGACCAAACGATTCAATCAGCCGCCGCTTGCTTCTCGGGATTGGAGAAGCCCAGTACGAACGATTGACGAACACCGCCGGGGCTACGTTTGGGATGGGCAAACCAACCATGTGAGCCAGGGCCGCATCAAGGCATGGATACTTGTTCGCCAGACCCTGCGTGTAAACCTGCGGGGCCCGTGGGTTCCAGTCGATTGCGCACCATGCGCCTTGGTAGTACAAGAACTGAATATCGTGCAGGCCGCCAGTGATGTTGAGCAGCTTGCAGGCGGCGGTTATCTGCTCACAGACGCCGACATACTCATCCGGCGTTGCCATGCGCAGTTCCGCAGGCTTCTTGGTGTCCAGATGCTTGTGCCGTTGGGCGGCGATCACATGGATGTCGCCAGACCTTCCCACAGAAAAATGGATGTCCAAATCTTCCACTGGAAAGCCAAGGTGCGGCTGATGCACCCACCCGCCCGTGACGGAATTGCGGGGCTTTGCAAGGGTTCCCGAGGGGGCGTCTTCCGGCTTCTGAATGACAACCGTGGGCAACGTGGCCAAGCCCGTCTCGTGCAGACGATCACGATTTAGGATTTTTTCCAGAGACGCTGCCGGCATGTATGCCGGGTGCCCACCCACGCTGACTGCCGTGTGGTCGGAGACAAGCAGAACCGAATCTGCCCCGTCTTTGAAAGGCGTTACCCCGATCCCCAGCCTGTCGAGCGTGGGCTTATACGCCGCAAGACCAAGCCGTTGGTCTGCAAGTGGCATATAAACATTTACTGCGGCCATTTAATCGCCTCAACAGCTTCAATGGTCGTCGCGGCTTTCACGAGGGCGACCAGTTGTTTTTCCGTAGTGAAGCAATTTTCAACGTGCGCCGTTACAGCCTGAACCACAGCAGCCATTTCGGTTGCGTCCAAGTCCAGCCATGTCTCGTTTGCCGCTTTCCAGCTTACCGATTGAACGGCACCGCTTTGCAGCGCCAGATTGGCATTGTTCAGTGCCGACTGAGAGCCCCTGTCGGTTGTGATCGTCGCGCCGTAAATCTGCACGCCAGACACTTCCGCTTTCCACCTGTCGTCCGCAAGCTCGGCCATCTTGTTGGCTTTCGCAAGATCAAGAGTGATGGGCACTGGCTTGTTCATCGTGCCGGAAGAACCGACGGCAACCGCGATGGTGTGCTCATCTTGCTCAATCCAGTACGCGATGGGCGCGTACATCTGCACGATTGCTTCCAGCGTCTCACCGACATAAGGCAGCCGGGTGCCAATATGCATGGTTTGACGGCCAGCGGAGGTGTAAACAATCTCCATGCAATGCGCCGCTTGATCAACGGCGACCACGTTGTATGTGTACTCAATGCTCATGTGATACTCCCAAGACGGGTGCCAAAGGCCACCCATGTGATGTTTGAATTTCCGGTGATCGCGCCGCCTGCTGAACCACCACTGTATGGACCAAATCCAAAGGAACCTGCATTCCCCAATGCACCAGAACTTCCTGAAGACCCCCAGCCTCCACCAGCGCCACCAGTTCCCGCAGTAGCACCAATGTACGAACCGCCAGCACCGCCGCCGCCAGCAGCACTTGCAGTCCCCGCGCCGCCAGAACTACCAGATACATTAGGCTCGCCCCCAGAAGCAGCACCACCAGCACCGCCTGAAGAATTTGTAGCAGCGCCTGATCGGCCGCCGCCACCACCACCACCGCCTAGATTAGCCTGTTTGTTATATTTGCCATCGTTATAAATGTGATAGGCGCTATTGCCGCCACCGCCACCACCACCACCGCCACCAATTGTGCCGTTATTGGTAATTGATACTGCTGAAGAAACAGAAAGCGCCAAACCTCCAGCAGAGCCTGCTGTGCCATTACTATTAACATTTGCCCCATTACCGCCGTTGCCGCCTCGACCAATGATGAAGCCACCGTTTATCAGACTCACACCGCCGGGGAAAGAGCCGTTGATTGTCAACCCTGGAGTGCCCGTGCTGTCGCTGGAGCAGTAAACACCGCTGCCAATCGTGGCCTGAACAGCTGAGGATTGGTTCCACCCGGCATTGACTGCGAGGGTGCGCAGGTTGGCATTGGTTTGGTTGGACGAGATGGTGAACTGGAATAATCCAGGCTCCCGCCCCACAACCATGAGCATGATGCCAGACATGATCAGGTCACATTTCCGGTAACAAAACAAACGCTGCTGGAGATAAACAGCACCGTTGCCACGCCGCGTGTTGCAAGCGTCATCGAGGTCTTGACCGTGTTCGTCCCGGCAATATACGCAGTCGGGGCAGAGCA